GGGGTCTCCCCCCCACTGCTAGCACAAGGATTAGGTTAAAATGGCTCAAAGAACAAGGCATAACGATATCCGATACGGCGGTCGTTTTTGTGGGATCTTAAACGGTTCCACTCGAACGATGGACGCTTTTATCGGACGTCACACTTTGATCGATGAGACACATCCCGGTCCTCCCTATCGTACTGGTGGTCCTCTTCTCGTTAAGAAGAAGAAAGTTTATATCCATTCCACCGAATCGTACGAAGCGCATTACAACCCTGTTCCCCATCAGGACTGGAAAGGTTATCTGTATGTAAGACCATACATTCCTTCTCCAGAGCCTAGCCAGTTGGATATATCTGGCTGGGGAGCATACGGTTGGAATAAAGCCCACCCACTGCACCCAATTTATTCTTTGGGTGTATCTCTCGCAGAGTTGAAAGAACTCCCCAGTATGTTGAAAAATACTTGGGAAGGCATGAATAAGCTTAGGGGACTTCCCCTTACGGGGAAGCCTAAGACTATTCGTGATTTTCTTAACGACTCTCGAAAAGGAGCTGTCCAGGCTGGAGGTGACTATCTGAACCTGCAATTTGGCTGGGTACCTTTCGTTCAAGACGTTGTGTTTCTGATTAATATGAAACGCAAGCTTGAAAATAAGATACTTTGGCTAAGGAGCGTGAACGGAAAATCAATCCGGCGTCGATTTGAGCTTAACTTTACAGAAAATTCAGTAGATATTGCGCGCACTGTTGTGCCGCAAGCTACTGTTAGTCCTGTACTGCCAACTCAATTGTACAGCGGCTCTGTGGTAACTAGTTATCCTTTTCCAATACTGAAGTCATACCGACGTCGCATTTGGTTTTCTTCCAAATGGCGTGTCGCTATGCCTGAGTTAGACGACCTACAAGATAATCTAACGACTTTAAAGTTAGATCTTCTAGGGTTGTCGCTCGACCCGTCGATCATTTATCGTTTGATCCCGTGGTCTTGGTTATTGGATTGGTTTTCTAGCGTAGGCAGCGCAATCTCCAATATATATCTGAGGTCACAACATGGTGTTGTAGCAGAGTACGCCTATGTGATGTGTCGTGAGACATATCGCTATGACGCACCCGGCCAAGTCAACTGTAATGTTGGCAACCGTGCGTTTCCCTCAGGTGTTTGGAGTCAAGGCCAGCGTAAAATGGGTGGCGTAAGCCATACAATTTACGAGTTCCGGCAAAGGGAGGTAGCGAACCCCTTCGGGTTCGGGGTCAAGTATGCTTCGTTAACGGAGTATCAATGGTCCATCCTTGTTGCACTAGGACTATCACGGGGCGGTAAACATTACGCCCCGAGGTCGTAATATGGTCGATACGAGATCGACCCAACAAGAAGAAAAGGATCTACTATGTTCGCAGACCCCATCTCTATTTCGGTAGGGCAAACCAATGCCATATCCGGAGGGACCGCCAAGTCTATGGCGAGAATTCGGACTGACGGATACGCGTCGGAGTACTCGACGTCGGACGCCCTCTTTACGGCGAAAATCACGCATACGCGTGGTTCTCGTACCCGTTCTGAGGCGCGGATCGACTTCTTTACTCCTTACACTGATCCGTCGACCGGACTCACCAAAACCGTGTCTGCAAGCGCATATGTCGTGTTGAATAGGCCGACTGCCGGTTTCACAACCGTTCAGTTGACCGATATCCTCACTGGCATCTGTGGCTACATGTCACAGGGCGCCAACATGACGAAATTTTTGGCACTCGAGTCCTAATTTGATCGGACTCACTTGTGCCTTCGTCACGAAGGCTGACTTGTACTGTTCCGTCCACATCGCTGTGGACGAAGTCTGGGAGCATATTAGGCTATGGATTGAAATTCTCCTAATTTAGGAGTCCTCAATGAAAAGCCTAGATATCCTTCTCTCGATACTCGATGAAGCACATCTTAATACTTGTGCTAGTATGTCACGTGATCAAATAACAATTCGATCACGTTTCAAAGATGAGGGTGAATCCTTTTTAGGAATAACCCTTCCTCTTTTCTCGGAGTGGCTCGAAGAGAGCCTTCAACGAGAGAGAGTGTCGACCTGGATCTTTGCACGGTTTCGCAAGAGACCTAAACAAAAATCTGTCTTACCATGTTTCTTGCATGGGTTGACATGTCGAATCTTTGATTCTAAGACCGGTAGGCTTTTGGAGCATCCAGACGCTTACGCCGTGAAGCTCGTTCGGCAAATCTGCCTTTTTTACAAGAAAGTGTTTAAGGTATGTGATCCTGATCGGGATCGCAAAGCCCAGAACGCTTATAAAAAGGTAGACGACGATCTTAGAAGAAGTCCAAAATTCTGCAACGAGAAAGTGCAAGTCTTGAACGCTGTCTGTCGACGGTTCTTTCCGAAGATAGAGAGCGCTTTTCTTCGCACGATCGCCGATGAAGCGATCCTTCCTCGACATGGTCCTGGCGCCACGGCCGACAAGGCCTGGGCTAACCAGAAGTATCGAGGTCGTGACTTTTTGCAGAGATGGGATGATTTGTTCAGCTGGGAGCATTTGTACGGTTTTTCAACCGTACACCAGTCGAACAGAGAGATTACCAATCCTAAGGACGAATTACCCGTCAGGGTAGTGTCCGTTCCTAAGACGATGAAGACATCACGCATCATCTGCGTGGAGCCAACCGCTATGCAGTATGCACAACAGCTAACTGCCAAGCGTTTGATTCATAGTCTCCATCGAGCCGACCTTACTCGTCATCTTAACTTCGACGATCAGAGGCCTAACCAGGTCGCTGCTCATGAAGGATCGATTACGGGAAGGTTAGCCACGGTTGATCTCTCCGAAGCATCCGATAGAGTGAGCGTCAAGCTCACTTCTCTCGTTTTCCGTCATGCACCGCAACTTCGTAAACACCTTTACGGGTGTCGATCGACGCGGGCATTAATGCCAGATGGTACTCTTATCCATCTGCGGAAGTATGCTTCGATGGGTTCTGCTTTGACGTTTCCTGTAGAGGCCGTCTGCTTTCTCATGATCTGCATCGCTGCAGTCTGTGATGAGCGGAAGGTCTTCAACAAGATAGGCAGACCTAAATCCCTTGCGGCTTTCGAAAAAGCCCGAAAGGACATACTGGTCTTCGGGGATGACTTGATTATTCCCGCAGACTGCATCGTTAAAGTGACAGAGTACCTTACAACCTTCGGTTTAAAGGTAAATTCAAAGAAAACCTTCTTCGAAGGAGGTTTCCGAGAATCGTGTGGCCATGACTATTATAGGGGAGCGTTAGTAACGCCGACCTATTTGCGCCATGACCCCCCTCGGTCACATCGTGATGCAACTAGTCTAGTTTCTTGGGTTCACATGGCTAACCGTTTCTTTAAGAATGGTTACCCATTGGTAGCGGAGAGGATAGCGAGTATGATCGACTCGATCAGAAAGCTTCCTCTTGTTACTGAAACTAGCCCAGGACTTGGTTGGAACTTTTACCGTGAGGCACCTTCCCCTCTTCTGCGTTGGAACAACGATACCAACAGTTCAGAATGGGTCGTGCTGACCTACACTGTAAAGTCTGTTAAGTTCAGTGATGAACTTACAGAATATGATAGACTCTTATTCTTCCACTTGAACCGTGGTGAAGCAGAGTCTTATCTAAGTGACCCAACTAAGTCACCGAAGAGAAACTCTATCAAGCTTCGCCTAAGAAAGGTATCTCCATGGTAAACATTTCTGTTTCACACGAAGACCTTACTCAGGTATTCCACTTCGCCGATCGTGAGATCGACGTTATAGTGACTGCTGAGATTAAGTTCTCTGATGGTCGTCAAGAGCTGTCGATTCAAGACCCTAAGGTCTTATCGGCCGTTCTGATTTCTATCGCGAGATCAAACGCTCAACTTATCACGAAGCTCGTAGAGTGCACGACAATCGAGGACCGTATTCTGATCATGAGAGATTGGAATATTGTCATCGAGAACTTAGTGCGGGCTGATGACGCTGACCTTTGGGGCAGCGATCCTCAGTCTGAACTCTTCGATGCATCATGATAAAATGGCTTATCAGCCTATAAGTGCTGATAATTCTTCCCGTTCTTAAGGGAAGAGGGGAGCT